TTTTGATGCGTAAGTTTTCATATTTACAAAGTTATATTTTTTTTTATTATTCAAACAAGTCTGCAATCAATCTGCCAATTTGCATTCCTACTGCGTTAGTTAGTATTCCCCAAATCATTCCGACATTGCCTTTTGGTGGGTTATCTTGTAGCTTTAATAGTTTGCCATTTTTATCCCTTTGTGCCTCATAACCTAAAGTACAACGGCAGTTGCAAACATCACCAGCACTTCCACTTGAATCGCAAGGATGAAGCATTAAGTCAAAACCGCCTTTTTTATTTTGCAGTTTGAATGTTTCATCTATTGGTAATTTTTTACCATCCATATTATAATGGTCAAATTGGTCTCGTGGAATCCTTCTTGTCCTATTGTCTTTTGCTGCAATCCATTCTTTGACAGTTACAAGTCCTGTACTCGTTGCACCAACCATTGAACCAATATTTGCAGCCCTTCCTGTTTCCGTTCTTGCTATCAACTCGGCTCTATAATCCGTAATTCCTGCACCCCTTAATAAAACTATTGTTTCAGGTAGTGTTAGGTTTTGCTCGGCTGATTGAATTAGGTATCTTCTTATTTGGTCTTTGGTTGTATTTGTAATATCGGATGCCAATTGGTCAAGTCCTTGCGTTTGCAGATATTGAAGAATAGTGTAAGCAAACAAATCGGTCTCTGCTGATTTAACCTCTAATGCCTCGTAATGCCCCTTTACAGACCTTTTAACGACCTTACTTGATATTTGAGCCATCTTTACACCCATAGCCAAATGAAGCTTTTGTATAGTCTTTTTAATGGCTTTATCGCTAATTGCGTTATAGTCTAATGTACGGCAATAGGTATTCACTTGATTTTGCAGTTCTTTTTTGAACTTCGGTGAATATTGTTTTAATGCGTTGGCATATAATTTTCTATAATCTTGCCAAATCATTTTATGGGTTTTGGTCAGGAATATTCAAAGGTTGAAATTGGTCAATAGTTTGCAGTCCTGTTGGGATATAAAGTTTCTCTAACTCTTCGGTAGGGATATAATCAGGCACTTCAATATTCATAATGTCCAACTTTTGTTTAGGACTAATCCACCACGCTTTATCAAGCCATTCAGTTTGCTCGGATTTATTTGCTTCTAATTCTCCATAAACTGAAAGGTCGTAATCAACATAAAGATTTGTTCCTTTGTAACCCCAATCGGTGTGTAGTTTCCTATTAAGGTTTTCAGTCAATGAGTTAAGTAATGGGATGGCACAACGTAATGTTAATGCCTTTTCCCCTTCTCTTTGATTGTTATAGGTCTTTGAATCGCTATCGTTTAAAAGTTGACTAGGTACTCCGTAGATATTACAAAGTGCTTTTAAATCCCATTTTTCCGATTCAATGATATTAAGTTCAACAGGGCTTAAACCGATTTGTTTCCAATCTACTTTATAACCTGATACTGCAATTGAGTTAAAATTAGCTGAACCGCCCTTTTGACTTACTGCGGTTTTAAGTGCTTGTGCTTGTGCTTGTCCACTTGTAGGGTCAAACCTTTCATCATTCATAAATAAAACTCCAGCAGGTCCACCATTTTGGAATGATGCAACGGCAGCGGTTTTAGCTTCGTTACTTCTTGTTAAGTTTTTGGCTGCTGCTCTTAATGGGCTTTGTCCGTACAATTGTCCGCCTGTAACACCCCATTGTGGATTGAAGTATTTATCGTGGAGTATTTCTTTAGTATCAAATGACCACATTTGTCCGTAATAAAGTTGATAGCCGGCTCTTGTTGGTGGGAACACATTGATATTTGCAATGATAGCCATATACTGACTAGGCAAAGCAAATAGTTCAAATGGTTTGCCCTGATTGTTTCCTGCTTCAATAAGTTTGCCATAAATAAAAGAGTTACCTGTTATTAACTTAAAACCGCACCATTGTTCTACTAAATCACTCCAGCAATCTTCCTCGTTAGGATATTTTAGCAACTCGTTTAAGCGTTGGTCTCCTGTGTAAAGTTCGTATGCCTTTTTGTGTAAAGTCTCAAGTTCTTTTAGGTTGATGTCTTTTTGTGCAGCTAAAGATTTGTATTTTTTTGCAGCCTTTTCATCTACAACCTTGTAAACGTGGAATGGTGCAATTTTAGCTTTGTCAGTAATTAGTTTAATGATTGAGTAAACTATATCGTTTGCTACATATCCATCATCAACAAAACTTCTTTGGTCTGCTCCTTGCCAAGTAACTATACCCCTTTCAATTGCTATTTGGGAGTTCATCGGAATTGTTGGAAATAGTGTGTTAATCTTCTTTTTAGTGAAGATGTCAAATAAACCCATATTATTAGAATTTAAACAAAGTTAAAGAAATTTAAGTTAAAATACACTTACCGCAAATTTAGGTTTTGTCAAGTGAGTAAATACTGCGTATCGTGAAGCATCTAAAGCATCATCATTTGCTTTAACAGGTTCTTCAATTACATTATCATTTTTATCCTTTTTCCATTTGTAAGACATAAATTCCCTTTTAAGATTTTGACTATGAAAGTGAATGTTTATAGGATAAGATTTCATTTTTACGATTCCTGCCCATACATCTTTTTGAGCAGGTTTAATATTAAATCCTTGTCGGTAAAGTTCCTCTATTGATTTAGGTTCGGCTGCATCTGCGTAAATGGTTGCTCGTTCTGGTACTTTCTCTTTTATCAATCTTGTTAGGTCGGATAGTGTAAGACCACTTTGATAAATTATTTCCTCAAAGTAGTTTTCTCCTTCGTGATGGGTAACCTTTATTAATGCAGCTGGATGCACATAACCAAAGTCAAGCCCATAGAATACATCGCCTTCAGGTGCGGTGTCGTATTGTTTCCATTGGGTGTAAATAAGTTCTTTTGCTGCTCCTCGTTCTCCTAATCCGTAAACCTTCCACATAAAATCATCAGGTAGGTTTTTATATTGCTCAATGTTTTTTATTTGTGATTCGGAAAGGTTTGGGATGTTGTTAAGGTAAGTAGAATGAATGCGTTTGTTTTCAGAATTGTCGGCTATTTCATAAACCCAATTGATAAAGTCAGCAGGATTCCAATCAAGAAACACCTTGCCTGTGGTTCGCATTAGTAATTGGTCGTATAAAGTTCTTTTTATTAAGTTGGCTTCGTTGATGAATAGCACATCCCTTGCTGGTCCTCTTGCCTTGCTTTCATCTTCTAATCCAAACAGTTCAATGTAAGACCCATTGGGGTAAGTGTATATAAAATCGGAAAAGCTAAAGTCATTGTCTTGCCATAAACCCCAATTCTCCATTATGCTTTTAAAATCCCTATAAACACCTCGTTTAATATGTGGAAGGGAATGAGAAACAATTGAAATCCTAGTCTTTGGATTGTTATAGGCTATTTCAATCAGTAACTGAACAATGGAATAAGACTTTGAACTCCTTGTGCCACCTTCATTGCAAATAACAGGATAATTGCCTTCGTACGCTCTTTTGTTGGCAAAGAATACTGGTGTTGCATTAATCTTCAATTGGTTTGCATCGGTCATCTTCTTGTATTACTATTTGAACGTTACCTTGAATGTTTGCGTTGATGTCGGTTGTTTGTTTTGCTCTGCCTTCTAATCTATCAAGTATTTCTTGATAAGCCCTTAAATCGGATTTCATTGCCTTTGCAATTATCTTCATATCTAACTGTTCAGCTATTGTAAATTCCTCATCTTCGCCTGTAACAGGGTTACGCACTTTGGTAACTAATTGTAGTAAACGCAATAGTCTTGTTTTGCTATGTTCTACTCCTTTAGGTTTACCTGCTGGGTTTCCTGATACTCCTTTCTTAAATTGTCCTATTTCTTGGTTAGGTATTGCCATATCGCCTGTATTTTGCCTGAATTACAAAGGTACTCCGTTCTTTTTGATTATTAAGGTTGAGTCAAGTTTTAGCATCCTATCTATGATAACTTGGCAGTACTTTGGGTCTAATTCAGTGCCATAACATTTGCGACCTAGTTGATGCGAAGCTATCATTGTTGTACCTGAACCTAAAAATGCATCGGCAACCAAATCTCCTGATTTTGAACTATTAGTTATTTGATAGGCAATTAATTCAACAGGTTTCATTGTTGGATGTTCTGCATTTCTATTTGGGCGGTTAAATTCAAGTATTGTTGTCTGCTTCCTATCTGAATACCAACTATGAGAAGCACCCTCTTTCCAACCATATAAACAAGGTTCGTGTTTCCATTGGTAATCTTGCCTTCCCATTACCATTGAATTCTTTACCCATATAAGGCATTGTTTAACCATAATACCAGCATCTGCCATTGCTCTTCTAAAATTAGCACCTTCGCTATCAGCGTGCCAAACATACCAAGAACCTCCTGCTTTAGTATAAGAACCTAATGCTGTGTAAAAATCATATAAAAATTGATAAAAGTCGCCATCTCCCATACTATCATTTTGAATAGTTAAGGCATCTTTAGTCTTTCCTGTATAAGATACGTTGTATGGGGGGTCTGTTATTACCAAGTCTGCTAGTTCAGAGCCAAAAATTTTACTCCAATTGTCGGTTTGGGTACTTGACCCGCATAAAAGTTTATGTTGCCCTATTTCAAAGATGTCGCCTAAAACTATATCCGTTTCACTTCCCCCTAAAGGCACATCAAAGTCATCTTCTTGGGCTTCTGCGTTTTTTATGGCAAAGTCAGGAATATCCAACCCCCATTCGGTAAGTTCTTCTACATCCCAATTATTAGCTAGGTCATCCCAATCCCACTCCCCATAGCCTACATTATCTTTTACAATGAATTCCTTTTTCTTTTCCTCGCTTAAATTGTTAGCGTGAATGACAGGAACATCGGTAAGCCCAGCTTCAATACAAGCCTTTAATCTCATATTGCCACCTAATACCATATTGTTTTCATCAATTACAATAGGTCGGAGTTCAAGCATTTGGGGGAAATCTTGGATTGACTTAACCAGTTGTTTAAACTTATGGTCTTTAATCAGTCTAGGATTGTTTAGGTTTGGTTTGATTTCGTTGATTAACATTATCGGTTTTTAGTTGGTGTTCTTATAGATGCTGATTTAACAACATTATTTATAATTAGATTATTGTAGCCAATTTCTTTTTTACACTTGCATTTGATGGTGTGTTCCTTTATGGAACTTTGCCAAACATAGTCCTCAATAATTATTCCACATTTGCACTTGTATTCTCTTTTACAAAATGTATCTTTCATTATCCTTGTCTATTATATGGTTTTGTTGGTTTGTCTTTCGGTCCGTTACTTTTTTTGTACTTACCTTTTTTTCTTGTGCCAAAGTTTACCTTTCCAGCTGCGTTTAGTTTCGCCATTATTTATACTTTTCTATTAATTCGTTAAGTTCAGTCCTTGACCATTTCTTTATGAGCCTGTGTTGGCTTTCTAGGTGTAAAACCATTCGTTCGCCTATTTTATCAATAAGGTTTCTGCGATAACCTATCAGGTGGAATTGGTCAAAGCCATTGCAAGATTTACATTCTCCGTTAACATTGTACTCATCAAACCGAAGGGCTGAACTGCCCTTAACAGGAACATAATGCCCAGCATCCATACTTTCATTATCTTTAACCTGACCGCAACTGATACAAGTAAAATATCCATCTTGACTATCTCTAGTCCTTATGTAGCGGTTAAATATTTGTTGAGCCTTTGCGGTTAATCTTGGGATTGATTGTAAAGCCATAACGCAAAATTAGGGTTTTATAGTATAAAAACAACTATATGGTTTTAATCAATCGTTTTACTTCGTAGTAAATGTCAAATGTTACTAATATGGTAATGGCTAGGATAAAGCCTATAAATATCCTTGTGAACTCAATTGTCAGTTTAAACAGTTCTTTCATAGTTGGTTATTATAGTGCATCATTAATGAATATTTTTTACATTGCTGCCTCATTGTTTCCTCATCAATTAACATATCATCAGGCTTTTTAGATTGTGCTAAAAATACTGCCCTTACTTTGGCTTTAATCATTTCTCCTTGTTCATTTGATATTTTAATTTGTTTACGCTTCCATAAGTAATCAAATACCTGATGGTTTAAAAACCGCCAATTCTTTTGTTCTGATTTGTTCCAATAATCTTGCTCATCTTTAATTGCTTGTTCTTCATCTATTTGCATTGGTAATTGTTTTATTTTTTCTTGTGGTTGTACTTTGTTTCTAACCTGTACTGCTATCTTTTTATATTCAGCCATTACATCTCCAAAGAATTTAGGGCTAAATGAACCATAATTTCTATCTACATCTAAACGACCTAAAACATAAAGTTCAAATGCTGCACCTAATTCCTTTAGCTTAAATATTCCGTAATTCTTTAGTACAAAGTCAACTAGGAACTGAAATTCAGGGCTTGTAGGTGGAACTGCACCGCTTAACTGAATACAGGTTTTTAGATGTTCAGCTACTTCAATGCTGGAACATTTTGATATGTGCATTGTTTGTAAGGCATCATAAATTTTAATCTCGCTTTGGTTCAATGTATTTAAGACTGGCAAGTTGTGTGAAGTTACGCTCACTGACATTGGGTTTATGACTTGTGGTAGCATTTCGGATAATGATTTCATCGTTAAAAGATTTATTGTTTAAATATGTGGTTGGGTCTTTACGGAATGTTTTATCAGGTGTTGAATTGACATACTCTTGTACTATTTTTAAAGCTAATTGCTTTTCATCAATTGTCAAAATATTCCATTTACTAATAGCTTTTTCTTTACTAACTTTTTTATCGTAATCATTCCACCATTGTTCAAATTGCCAATCGTGTATTTTAGCTTTAGTTTTATTTATAGTTTTAGTATCAGTTATAGTTTCAGTTTCAGTTTCCATATGCTTTGCATATGCTTTGCTAGTGCTATCATTTTTAGGTGATTTAGCGTTATTTCTCCTTGATTCACTAAACTTTTGCCTACGAATTGCCTCGTTGTACATCCTTTCGTTAATAAATGCACCATCTTCAATTTTAAATTTATCCCAAATGTCAACATCATATGCAGAGCATATGCTTAACATATCCTTCTCACTTAATTTGCCTTTTTGATGTTGTAAACATAATAAACGAATGTACTTACCAACCTGTTCGTTGGTCATTGTAAATGTGCCACTCAAGAAATCACTTGTGTAAAATAGCACGGCTGGGTCTTTTGACATAATAAAAAAAGGCTCTCGGCATCCACCCTAGTAGGATTAGGGTTTCAGCTTTGAGCCAATAAGTTTGTAAACGGATATCCTACATCCTGTGCAAATATAAGCTATTTAACCGAATATTGGGCAATCTGCTTCTTGTTCTCCAGCTTGATTGTGTTAGTAACAATATTCATTCCTTCGTTCCTTAAATCAGCTATTCGTGCTGCTAATCTAAAGCAACCAAATTTGTTTAAGGCATCAATTGGGGTTAGCTTTTTACCTTTATTTAGGTAGTCTGCGATTTGTTTGTTTTGGCTCATAGTTTATGGTTTTAATTGTTTTTTCTAATTCTTTAATTCTAATTTCAAGTTTTTCTATTTCATTGTGATTTGATTTGTTTATTGATTCAACAATACACTTTTGAATCATATCAGTTAATTCATAGATTGTAATTTGAGTAATGGTTACTGCTTGCATAAGTTAAATTTAAAATGGTAATGAATCTTCTGCTTCCTGTTTGTTTTGTGCAAACTCTTTCTTTGCTTCCCAAACATATTCCTTACCATTTCCGCAATATTCCTTCTTGGCTTTCTCTGCCCTTTGTGGTGCGGTTTGTCCGTTATAAACTGTGTGGGTATTTTCAAACTTATCTAACTCTTTGCGTTTCTCTACAACTATTGTAGCGTAGTGATTTCCGTTTTTGTGTGCAGTAAATTTGATGTCCTCTTTCTTGATGTTTAATACTATCATTTTATTTGTTTTTATTGTTTAAAATTATCTTCCTTGCCAGCTACTTCCACCAAAGGATATTCCACCTTCGGTTTTGTGGTTATTAAAGGTTTCTTCATCCGATGGTTCTTCACTTGGTATTTCTTCCCAATCGCAGTAATATCTACAAATTGGGCATATATCCTGTTCCGTGTTTTTGGTTTCTGCTCCGCAGCAGGTAGAATAAGGCATAGTTTATTTATTTAAAGTTATTGAATAAGTTTGCTTGTAAGATTTCAAAGGAATGATTCCCCTTTCAAACTTCTTGCCATTTTCCTCAATTTCTTTTTGTTCCTCTTTTAGAATATCAATTTGTGATTGTAATTCTGCCCAGCGTTCGGAATAACTAGCATAATCATAAGTTTGGCTATCCTTTAGTTTAAGTTCTGCTCCCAAGTGATTATATGTTCCTTTAGGGCATTTGCCTAAAAAGTCAATAATATGTTCCTCTACTTTGGCTCTTAATGTTTTAGCAAAAGTCTCAATGGCAGCCATCTTAACTGCTAAATCTTCGGGCTTGGTAAAGCCTTCATTTAGTTCATTACAAATGTTTTGAGCATACATATCAATTTCGCTTTTTGTGGGTGCGACCTCCCAAATTAATAGATTGTTCATTATGGTTTTTTTAGTGATAATATAACTTTAATTCCGTCTTGAGTTGCTTCAAGGTAATCCCCTTTAGTATTAAGTGTAAATTCATATCCAGCTTCTTTATAACTACTATATCGTGCTGGTGTATGCCAAGCAAGACAAGTAATGTCAAATTCGCTTATGCTAATAGTAAAAAAGTCATTTATATTAACTCTTTCTGATACCTTTTGGTATTGTTCGGTGATGTTCATAAAATTGATTGTTTGGTTTTAAATATTTCTTTTAATTCAGGGCTATTGTTTACTAAATCCATATTGTATGAATATAGCGTTTTAAGTTCCGTTTTTGATACGCAAAGGTCAACGGCTAACTCTACATCCAATTCAGTAAGATGTGCCTTTAAATAGGCTGATTCATCGGCTTGTTGCATTTCCTCGCTGGTGTATATTCCTGACAAATCCTGTGGGTATGCTTTTCTCAAAGCCAATGCTTCTGCAACCTTACCCAGCATTATATGTGGTTTTGCCCATAAGCCCATCGGTTTGCCATCTTTATCAAATTGGCAATACTCTGCTAAATAAGCAACTCCAACGGATGCCTCAAAACGAATGTCATTGTGGAATCTAAATACTGAAATCTTGCAGGAAATTAAATTGCCATTCTCGTAAGTAAATAATGGCTCGGATTGTCCACCATAAGTTCCTGACCTTTCCGCAATTACACGGAATCCATCAATGGATGTTTGAATGGTCATTCTTTTACCGCCTTTACTCCAGCGGTGAATGCAGTAAATCTGCCTTGAAAGTGCATCAAGCCCTGTGCGTTGACATTGATACAAAAATAACTTAAGTTCCTCTTGGGTTGCTTCAGGTGCAATTTGCGACCTGATTAACTCAATTTGCTCCTTTGTGTAAAGGATTTTGTTTGTTTGTTTTTCTACTTGATTGTTCATAACTAATGGTTTAGGATGTGAAATTAATACTTTGTTTGTTAATAACCAAATTAAATTAATATATTAATGTTAATAAGGTCTTTTTCTAGGCTATCATCGTATGGGTGGGTAATGTCGTTTTGGATGCAAGTAATTGAATGAATTACTGTTGTATGGTCTCTATTCATTACATCCCCAATGTCGCTTAATACCATCCTTGCCTTTGTCCTCAATAGGAACATTATCACTTGTCTTGGTTTGACTATTTTACGCTTTCTGCATTTTCCTTTAATATCTTCTATTGATACCCCATAGTAATTGGTAACTGTTCTTAATATATCGTTAGCCAATTGTTCCTTCTCGCTCTTGCTCATTCTTTGTTTCAGTACGCTTGGCACTATCCAGTAATTCATTTAATTCAATTTTAAGTTTGGTAATTTGTTTTCTTAACATCTCGTTTTCTAATTCCAATATATAATTTTCTCGCATCAAGTTTTGTTTGGTATTGTCTATATAACTCATTGTACTCGGTTTACAGGTAAAATAAAGTTTTCAGTTATGTCATAGAGTTCAACAACCAACCAATAATAAGACTTTAAGATTCTCTTTTGTATGTCGTTTAATTCTGCTAATCTTATCAGGTAATTGTTTTCGTGGGTGAATAACCTTACGTTATCATAACTCCCAGCTGCCCTCCATTCTGCCAATAAACCTTCCTGTCTTGCTTGTTCGGATTGTGCTTTTTTAAGTAATTCAAGTAAACAGGTGGCTCTTTGGTGTAGTTTTAATTGTCTGCCTTGATAGTCTAATGTCATAGTTTATGGTTTTTCGTAGTATTTTTGAACAATAATTGATACCAATTTGCTAGGTGCTAAATACATTTTCTTTGCTTCAGCATCCACTTTCTTTTTAATGGTTTCGGGTAGTCTAATGCAGACTACCTCTTTTTTTTCTACTTTCATTTGTTTGTTTTTGTTAATATTATTAAATACATACCTGCATTAAATATTTTGTACCCATTTTTAATTAATGCAATGGCTTTGTTAATTTGATTTGTTTTTGTTAAATCTAATGTTATAAATTTCATTTGTTGTGTTTAAATGTTTTGCATAATTGCGGTAACGATAAAAGCAAAGATTAAAATAACGATTGCTTGAAATTTGCGGTTTTGTTGTTCGGACATAGTTTATAATTTAATGATTGATAAAATGATTTGATTGTTTGCAAGGTCAATGGTGCGAAATTTCACAAGGAAAAATCGTGTGCCATCTATCTCATAATCAAGATAAAGGTTATCTCCACCTTGTGCGATGAACTGCCCATTGTAAGGGTAAAAGTTGTTGTCATAGATTAATACAGGTTTCATATTGTTTTGTTTTTTGGTTTAAAATTTGTGCGTTGGTCAGTCGCACCCCTGCTGGGGGTTAGTTATTTATTTAACACTCTTGCACTTCTTAAAGAATTTTCTAATTTCTCGCCTTTGTTAGTTAATTGTTGACCTCTATTTAATATTATTGCAGTGCGATAAACTTCCTTCGTAATTGTGTTAAAAATTTCTATTTTGTCTCCTACTTTAAATGTTTGAAATTTGCCCAAAATTGATACCATACAAGGTAAAGTTTCAATTGTAAAATCATTTGTCATTGTGTTTGTTGTAAAATTTTTCATAACTAATGGTGCAGTTTATAGAGTGCCTCTCTTTTGGTTTGTTTTAGCAAAGATATAAAAGATTACAATACAATCAATAAATTATTTAAATTTCTTTTTATCGCTTATAAATGAGCCGATTGTCGCTCAAATACGGCTCAAAGTTGCCTTATTAGGTAACTTTTATGATTGATAAGTTCGCTATTAGTAAACTTTTGCCTGAATTTTTCCGAAAAACCTATGCATATTTGACAAATTATGTAACAAAGTGATGGGCAATTCGGTTAATTGTTGTAACATTATTAGGGCATATATGTTACTGATTTATATAGGATTGTAACAGAATTTGTTAATTGTTTAAATTGGGCTTGTTATATCTTGTAACATATTAAAGCTAAAATTTGTTACAAATGAGTGCAAATGAATATAAATGGGCGCAAAGTAGTAATAATACTACCCTAATAGCAAAAGATGTAAACTCTGCAAGTTTTGATATTACTCAATGGACTGCGTAATTTTACTCAATGCACTTTATAATGTGCATTTAATGACGCATTTTGCAACCATTAGTGTCATATAAGGCACTTTATGGTGGATGTTTACTACAAAAAAAAGCCCCTCATCCTAGAAAGGAAAGGGGGTTAAACCATTAAGTCTATGAGTAACAAATATACATAAAAAACCCCTAGCTTTTTACACTAGGGGACCAAACTATGAATCACAAACCAAACAACCTAAATTGAACCATCCTGTAAAGGCTCATCGTTAGTATCATCCACTCTACGATACCCTTCTTTCCAAAGGACTTTTGTCAAAGTTATTGATTTCTTAATAATTGATAGTTCGCTATCAGCTGGGTTAAGTATGTGTAATACCTCGTGTATCATTATTTCAAGATGCTTCTTGCCTTTTAGTCTTGGGTCAAGATAAATAATGCCATCACTTTCAGCAATGCCGTGTGCCTGTTCCCTGCCCAATTTCTTGTATATGATTTTAATTCTCACGATTTAAGTATTGCTTCATCAGGTCTATCAACTTCAGTTACTTTAATTCTTTGCCCACCTCGTATTTTAGCCAACATTTTTGTAACGGAATCAACTTCGCTTAACATCTCCTGATACCTTTTTACTAACCAGCTTTCTTGCTCGTTTAAACTCCACTTGCTAAATCCTTTAGGCATTTTCATTTAGTTGTTTTTTTCCTATTTTTTAATGCAATACTTATTTTTTCTCTATGTTCAGGACTAAAATACCTGTTTTTTAAAGATAGCCTTATTTTATCTTTTTGTTCTTGTGGCATTGTTTTTCCCTTATGAGAATCAATTAGTTTTTGCCTTGTTGATTCAGTAATAACCATTCCTTTGTGTGATTCAGCTATTTTACTTTTCCATTCTTGACTTTTTAAAATGCCAACCCTTGATTTACTCATTTTTAATTTAGTTTCTTGAGTATGTTTTCTATTTATTGTACCATCTCCACCATCGGTTAAATTGCATAATATTCCATTATTTATATCGCATCTACCATATAATTTTATAAATTCCTTTTCTTTATCTTTTGCCATTTCCCAAGTAATGTCGTTAAATAATATTTCAATTTCATATTTAGTATTATTTACAATATTGCTCCAATATTTATTTCTTTTTATAGTTTCATAGGCTCGTTTTTCAGTTTTACCTATTCCAATATAAAATGGCTCGTTTTTATCTAATCTAATATGTCTATATACGCAAGGCATTAATAAACTTTGTTTTTAATTATTCTATGATTATGAACACGATAGTCTCCGCTAGTTTCTTTCTCAAGTACTGCAAAACCCTGATTATAAGCATCAACGTGCTTACAATATTCTACGTTAGGGTGCATTAAATGTCCTGTGGTCCAAGTGGTAAATATTTCCCCATCAAACTGATTTTTAGTCGTGTATTCGCTTGTACGATGGCAATGCGATGCAATGGCTGATTGTTTAACCCTGTCAAATAAAGTTTTAGCTGGGCTTATTCCTGAACCCCTTTTGAATGTAGTATCTCCGTGAATTATTGGTAAATGACCAAACTTAATATGGTCTATATCTTTAATTGCTTTTATTCCGAACGCATTTAGCCTAAAAATATCTTCAATCTCAAACAAATCTATTCCTAACAATTCAGGTGCTTTTGTACGCATATACCTTTGGTATCGTGCTTCGTGATTTGCATCAAGGTTGTAGTAAATAACTATATCAGGAAATACTTTTCTTATGTAACCTAGCATCTCAAGGACCGCCTCGTATTCCTCATCAAACTTTCTTATTCTTGGGTCTTTTTGGAAATCACTCAATTGATAAAAATCAACAAAGTCTCCATTAATAAATAAAGTATCAATGTTCTCTTTAATCAGGTACTCAAAACAAATATCTATTGCGGTTGGGTCGTGAAATGGCACTTGTAAATCACTAATAAATCCCATTTTCTTAATTCCAATTGGTAGTGAAAATACTACCTTTTCCTCTACCCAAGTTGGCGGTTGAACAAAGTTTTGACAAGTCCTTTTAAATTCATCGTGGAACTCTTTATTAGTGGATTTTACATTTCCTAATTTCCCCCTGTAATATCTTACTAAACTTCGTATTTGTTCTTTATCCTCAAAGTGATTTGAGTTTTCCTTGTATATTAAACTTGCAAGGGTATGCGATGGCATCCAAGCTGGATACTTTGATAAGTAGTCATTAATAATTTGACCACTCATTGTTTGTTTGCTTCCAGCCATATTTTAAGTTTGTTTATGCCATTGAATCTCTTACCAAGTCAGCCTCCGATTCCCTCCTAGTAACTAATCCATCAAGCCCTTTCCCTTCCCATAGTCTTTTACTCTTTTCAATTTGTTCTGCAATACCTTCATAATCCTGTTTAGCAATCAAATCAACTATTGCCCTCATCTCTGCCCTTGAATCACCTTCTAATCTATTTCCCCTGTTATAAACTACTGAAACCAATGCACCTTTAGTGTCATCGTTTAATAAATCCATATTGGGATAAATCTTTTTAGTCATTGCGTAGTATCTCGGTAATGAACTCTTAACGAAAACTTCGTATGCCGTATTGTACGGAATTCTAACATTTAATATTTCGCCTTTAAGCATTGCCTTTGCCTGTGGTCCTTTTATGCCTATTGTTGGTCTTAATGCGTTTATATAATTCAAATTTATTACACCTGACCAATCAAGCATAAATTGTTTTTCGCTAGTGTAACCCAAATCATAACCCATTCCGATTGTTACACCGCTTTCTCCACCTGCCCAAATAGGTGCTTGTAATTTCTTTTCGTAGTATGCTCTACCACCCACTTCGTGTTGAATGATAAGGTCAGTTGCTTTCTTGGATATCATTATCTTTCTTTTTAAATATTTTCTCTGCCGTTGTTAAACCTAAACAACCAAAAGCCAAACTAGCAACTGCGTAAACCAAAGCCTCGCTAGGTGCTTTACTTAACTCACTAAATGAATTGTGATACATTGTAATACATAACGCTACAACGCACATCAAACCACATAAACGCTTCATAGATAACCTACCATTATCTTCGGTAAAAAATTGCTTCATCTTAATTAGTTGTATCGGTTTTAGTCTTACCCCAAAAATTCTTTTTTTCTTTAATAAGGATTGTATCGTGAATGTAGATTGTATCAACTTTAAATTGACTTATTTCACTCTTTAGTTCACTAATTTCGCTTTTCATTTGGGTAATGGTTGCAACTGCATTTGTAACTAATTGTTTTTCCTTTTTAGTTGCCTTTGCTAGAACTGTTGCAGATTTTACATTAGTTGCATCTACTTGCTTCATTAATTCCTCAAATTCAATATCCTTGTCAATCTTTTGAGCAGATACCCCGCAACCAAATAAGAATAAAATAAATAAATATTTCATTAGTTAATCTTTTGAATTTTACCTAATTGCTCCAAAGTAGAAAGTTTAGTACTTGCGGCTGCTAAACTTGAATCACATCTACGCAAAGCATTTGTAACCACATCCAGCCTAGTTTCTAGTTTCTCAATCTTTACATCTTGATTTTTAGCCTGACCTTGAAAGGTAGAACGCACATCAACATATAAATAGCCAATGGCTACTAAAACCACAAACAAAGTACCCACGACAGGATTGGATGCAAACTCTTTAAATTTAATTGGTATCATATTATAACTTTTTATAAATTCCTATTGAATATTGGTTAGTTGTAGCACCTATCGTAAATAAGCCATTTTTAGGCATTTTAAACGCCAACCCAAACCCAAACCCTACTTTCTTGTCAAACCCCCTATAATCGCCTAAAACACCCCAATAAACCGCAAATTTAGGTGGCATTATCTTCGTTGTTTCTATTCTTATGGTTTTCTCAACGAAATGCCCTCCATATCCCCTTCCAAGTATCTTGTTTTGGCTGATGGTGTCGCTGACATAAACATATTGTACAGAATCCAGCTTTAAGGTATCGTAATACGCATATACTCGGCTATAATCGGATATTATGCGTATAGTATCGTGAACCTCATCTATTTGGTAGATTGTGTCTAAAACTACAAAAGGGATGCTTTCACCCCTCTTATATTTTACTATGTTTTTAACCTCTACGATAGTATCGTACTTCGTTATTACTATCGGCTTTGTTTCTTTCTTTGGCTCAAGAACCAACACTAAAACCGCTATTATTAATATGGCAGTTATTATGTCCTTCATCGGTCTTGTTTGTTTTGCATTGCAATAGCTAACTTATTTATTTGGTCGCTAATATGGTCTAGTTTTTTGCTCAAAGTATCATCTTGCT